AGGAAGGAAGACATGCTGGCGATGGGCATCAGCTCTCCGGACATCATCGACGCGATGTCCTTCGCCTTCCTCGAAGACGCGCACTACATCGAAATGAGCGCCGATGCGAGCAGCCTTGGCATGGCCCCTGCCGACATGCGGAAACTGCGGAGCGTTTGCAAGCGACAAGGTGTTGCCGGCTTGGATGCTGCGTGACCTGAATACAGAGGGCGTGCTGAAAGTTTACGGTGCCAGCGGCAGGTCGATAGAATTCAAGACGGCCGACGAAGTACCGGAATCCTACAAGGTGGAGGCCGCGATGCGCTGCACCGACCACGGCTTTGCAACCAAGAAGATGGCGGCGTGCAAACTATGGCGGTCAAAGCAAGACGCCTAACGTGGGAGCTAAGTTGGAGACAACGGCGCCCGCACGAAACTGACCGGGGCATGACGGTGCAGAGTGGCGCTGTTGGCTCTCAACTTGAGCGACGTGTTAGGCCGCCGCAACCGAAGCTAGGAAAAGCATGCGAGTGGTATTCAACAACGCTGGCGACTTTGCCGCCATGTACGCGGCCGAGGACTGGTGCGCAAAACACGGTCTGAGCGTGGGTTCGTCGGAGCGTGGCAAGCCGCGCGGCATCTTGTTCGGGGACTACGCCATTGCCAAGTGGCACAACCTGCGGCAAGCCGACAAGGACGCGCTGCACGGCACGATGACCGGCGACATGCGCAACGGCCCCGTCACGGTGGCGGTGGATGAGCATGCCGCGCGGCGCGCTGGCGGGCTTTTGCCTGCTGACACGCCACAAGCGGCCTAACGTCGAAGTTGAGGCGCAGACACCGGCCGCACCGACCTAGACCAAACGCGCGACTCCGCCTGCCGGTGGCTGTCGCCTCGAACGACCTGTTCGGCTTCACTGGCGGCCGAAGCAACTGGAGGAATGATGGAAACGAAAACCTACACGACGATTGACCGCGCGGCACTCGGCTGGCCCGCAGGCCCGTGGGATGACGAGCCCGACAAGGTGCAGTGGCCGGATGCCGCAACTGGCTTGCCGTGCTTGGCGGTGCGCCACAAGCGAAGCGGCCACTGGTGCGGCTATGTTGGCGTGAGCGACGCGCATCCGCTGCATGGGAAGGACTATGGTGAAGCCGAAGTTGATGTACATGGTGGCCTGACGTTCGCTGATGCTTGCAACCCAAGTGAAGCCGAATCGCAAGGCATTTGCCACACACCAGCACCCGGCGAGCCGGATCATGTGTGGTGGTTCGGGTTCGACTGCGCTCATGCGTGGGACTACTCGCCGTCTGACTTGAAGCGATCGGAGCAGGGCTACCCATTCACCATCATGGATGACGAGCAGTACCGCACGCTGGCCTACGTGCAGAACGAGTGCGCGCGGCTCGCTGGGCAACTGGTGAAGCCGAACGTGATTTATCGGTCACCCGCTGCAGGGTTTGCATCTCAAACCCTGCATCACCTGCCATCGCGCAGCGAATCCAGGTAGTCAGCCCACGCGGTCATCATCGCCCGCCGCTGCGCCAGAAACTCGGCCCGATCGTAGGCCGACCCGAGAGGCCCGGACTTGCTGTGCGCAAGCTGGGCCTCGATCACGTCTGGACTGACACCGGGAAGTCTCTCCACGATCAACGTGCGCGCCATGGCCCGGAAGCCGTGCGGGGTCATCTCATCGTTCGAGTAGTCCAGCCGGCGAAGCGCCGCACGCACGGTGTTTTCGCTCATCGGCTTGAGGTGGGTCAGCAGCGACGGGAAGACGTGCTTGCCTGACCCGGTCACGGGCCGAATCTCCTCCAGCAAGGCCAGAGCTTGGGGCGCCAGCGGCACCAGGTGCGGACGGCCATTGATCTTGCCGTGCAGCGTGCGCTTCATCTTCATGGCCGGGATGGTCCACATCGCCGTAGTCACATCGACTTCCGCCCACTCCATCATCCGCACGTTGCCCGGCCGCTGAAACAGCAGCGCCGACAGGATCAGCGCAATGCGGGTGGTCGGCTGGCCATGGTAGGTGTCGAAGGCGCGCAGCATCTCGCCGACCCTGGCCGGCTCCAGCAGCGCCGCCATGTTCTTGCGCAGCCGCTGCTTCAGGGCGCCGTTCAGGTCTTCGGCTGGGTTGCGGTCACACCGGCCGGTCTGGATGCCGTACTGGAACACCACGCCGGCCGTCTGGCGCAGCGAGTGCGCCGTCTCGCCGGATCGCTTCTCGACCTTGCGCAGGATGTCCAGCAGCACCGGGGCGGTGATGTTGCGCAGTGGCAGACTTCCGACCCGCGGGAACAGATCGTTCGCCATGCGCTCCAGCCACTTGCTGCCGTAGCGCGGGCTCCACCCGCTCGACTTCTGCTCATGGAACTCGCGGGCCACGGCCTCGAACGTGATGGCCGACGCCTGCTGCGCCAGGATCTTCTCTGCCCGCCGCTGTTGCGCCGGGTGTGTGCCGCCCTGGTGGGTCTGCCGGGCCTTGTCCCGCTCCATCCGGGCGGACTTGAGCGAAACAGCGGGGTAGGCGCCAAGCGCCAAGCGAGACTCCTTCCCCCCGCCGTAGAACTTCCAGAACCACCGTTTCGCCCCGCTCGGAGAAACCTCCAGATACAGACCACCAGCATCGGTAATGCGCCGCCGTTTCGAGTCTGTCGGGCATGTGGCGGTTCGGCAATCAAGGTCGGTCAGCATTGGGTGTCCCGTGGTGGCGGTGCCCCGGTTTCAGGCACGTTCCCCGGATTGTTCCCCGGAATGGTCCGCGCTGCTACGGCAGCCACTGACATGGGGTGGCCCGAACTTGTCGGCGTGTTTTTGAGGTGAGTCTGATGATCTTGACCGTGCGGCCTGAGTCGGCCTGCCGGTTTGGCCTGCCCGGAGGAGTCCACACTGACCAGCGTTTTGCGCTATGCCGGATTGGCCTCAAGCTGAACCGAAGTGCCAGCGTGTTCCCCGATTTGTTCCCCGGTTTTCATGATGCTGGGGAACGCACATGCCGCGTAGGCGGCGGCTGCAGCCTCTGATGCCACGATGGCATCGTGCCGCTTCACCGCATTGTAGATAGCCCGCGCCTTGGCCGCCGAAATGCGCTCATCCGTCCGCGCATCGTCGCAGCTCACCACCACGTCACCGGATGCTGGCAGCGCAGCCGCCTCGAACACGGGCATCGATCGCAGGCCGAACGAAAGGCCAAAAAAGTTTCTTGCCATGGTCAGGTTCACTTTTTGCGGCGCGGCGTGATCCCGCCAGCGCCTGTATCGAAATCCGAAAAACCCGTCAGTTCCGATGCGACGGCACGAGCAACCGGGCTGCGCATGATGCGTAGTGCAATCCCGATGATCAGGACCGAGGCGCCGCACAGCACCAGCAGCAGCGCGGGCAGGATTCGGCTGATGATCGGGTGGTCGGCGACTGCCGTGCTGACATCGATCATCGTGACCGACAGACCGATCAACCCGAGTGCCTGTGCGCCCAGGCCGAAGTTGATGATCGGACCCTCCCGTGTCCCAGGGTGTGCCGCGATGACCACCGACAGCAGGCACAGCAGCGCGGCAATCAGTGCGATCAGGAATGCAGTGGTGCTCACGATTTGTCCCCGCCTTTCCGCTGCAGCCATGAAGCGATGAAATCGCCCCATGGGGCACGCTTGACGGCCTCCATCACTTGGTACATCAGCGAGAGGCCGAACAGTCCGGCCGAGAAGCTCAGCAGCCGGACACTCGCATCGCCCTGGATGCGCAGGTACTCGCAGGCGGCCGGTGCGAGGTAGACGGCGACCAGCGCGCCGCTGGTGAATGTGCTGACGCGCTCGATCCACGACACGCCTGGCGCCATGCGCAGGCTCAGTAGCAGTGCGCCAGCAATGCCGGCGGTCGCAGGGTGCTGCGCCACATGCTGCGCCACGTTGCGGAGGTCGATGTCTGGTGAAGGCATCAATCCGCCCCGATCGTGTGGACTGCGTGGTGGTGGGTCATAGCGGTTGCGTCGTTGATCTACTGGTGTGGATTTTCAGCACCGGGACACCCGCACACAGGACAGATTTCCACGGCCCGTCACCGACGCCGATGGCGGGCGAATCTGGCCTGCGCCTTGATCGACTCGCCGATGGCCCGAATCGTCCCGTCGCCGCGGCCGATCAGTGCGACCCACAGTTTCCCCTCGGATTCCATGCGCTTGATTTTGTTTGTGTACGCCTTGCTGGCAAAGAATGCATTCACATCGGAAACCTGCATGTCAAGCGCGGCAGGAAGCGGTGTTGACGACATCAGCGATAACTCGCATGCCGCATCGAAAATGTCAGCAGAATATTTCTGTCGTTCTTTTCGAGATGCCGGACAGGGGTTGAAATCGGCCCAGGCCGTAGCCTGCCTCCCCGTTGGAAGCGAAGCAGATTCCATCGTTGTCCAACGCAACATCAAACAGGTGCCTGAGTTTCTGCTGGCCGGGGACGAAAATGGTATCGAACAGTTCTGAGGCTTGCGACTCAGGCATGGAAGAGATGGCCTCGACACGGCTGTCCAGCCAACCGATACGCTCCACCTCGGACATCGTGGACAGGTCCACCGCCGGCATGGATTCAAGCCGGATCTGGCAGGCCATCATGCCGATCCGCCAGTCCCCGCGGCTCTTGCACATCGCCTCCAGATCAACGGCATGCTGCCCGAGCAAGTTGCCCATGTAGACCGGCTCTCCCTGGATCTCGCCCACCAACACCTCGTCGGCGTAGTGATCCGCCTCGAAATCAAGGAAGTCGCTCAGTCGCATGTCAGCACCAACGCCGAAGTTGGGGCCATCGTCCAGCATGGCGGCCAGGTACTGGCACACCAGAAACGCACGCTCCTGCACGGTCATCAGCATCGGATCAAGCCCGGATCGGGTGGCATCGAACCCTGTCGCGAAGGACAGGAACTTGGTCACCGTGGCCTCGTGGCTGCGCGGGCTGATCTCGCACACGGCGCGGACCTCGCGCACCGAAAGCTCACGCAGCCGGACATCCAGGCGCTTGGTCTTGATGGGTTGGAAAGTGGTCACCGGAACCCCATTTTTAGAAAGTCAGCGCGGTCCAGCGCGGTCAGGCTGGATATCTGCATCTGCAGTGTCGTGAATGTGGTTTTGCCGTCCGCCGTGACGGGGCAATCCATCGGCTTTGAAATGGATTCGATGACCATGGGCATGTATTCCTTGCCCTGGTACACCATGCCGATGACGCTCGGCGTCAGCGACGGGTAAATGGTTCGGAGAATATCTCCGACGCCTGTTTTTCCTGAGGCCAGCGCATCCACTGCATTCGTGGCGAGGCTGTTGTCTGCCAATTTCTCGGGCAGCATCCATGAGAATAACTGCGCGACTGGCGCCATGACCTCTTTGTCTGGGTTGGAAATCGCCCTGAATATGGCCGTCAGGGTGATTTTCATCGGCGGCGACCCGTTGTAGATCTGCGTGCTGTTGAGCTTGGTCATGGATGACCGCCCGGCCAGCGTCGCGGCCCCTTCCTTGATCGCCGCGAACCCTCCGGCCGCCGCACCGGGGGCGACACGCTCCAAGGCATTCAGGATCGGCTCCAGCGCACCGGCCTGCAGCATGTGCGAGAACGTCGAGAAACCGGCATCGGGGGTCTGGCTCTCGAACGGGCTGGTCCAGTTCGCCGTCTGCTCCATGCTCGCGTCCGAAATCGGTGCAGCCACGACGATGTCGCCGACACGCCGGAAGCTGCGCGTGTCGCCCTGCCGCTCCATCGCCACCGGGTAGAAGGCGGCGAGGAGGTGCGGGGACAGGCCGCCCCAGTCAGAGGACAGGACAGCCATGGCTCACAGGTGCATCTTCTTGCGCAGGCGCATGCTCTTGGCTCGGTGCATCTTCGCCGTCGAGCTGTGGCTCTTCATGCTCGCGCGCTTGGTCGCGATCTTCTGCGCCCCGCTTCGTCGCACTGTCCCGCTCACGCGGACCTTGAGCACCAGCTTCTTGCCGCCACGCACCACGGCGGTTTTCTTGTAGACAGCATCCAGCACGCCGACCGAGTCGAACACCGACGCCTGTTCGTCATCGCCGAAGGCAAATCCGTGCAGGTCATCCATGTCGGAATCGCCGCCGGAGAACTCGCCGGACAGGAACTCGTGGACACGCGCAGCGGCTTCGGCATCGCCGCCGTCGAACATCCCCACCACGTCAGATTCGGCTGCACCCTTGCCGATCATGTAGTTCGCCGCGGCATGCACGTAGGTCGTGGCCATCTCTTCCTGGCCGCCCGACAGCGGTTCGTCATCCGAGGATTCGGGGGCAGCCATCTCGACCAGCATCCCCACGACGCGGTCGATCAGCGTCTCGCCGTCTTCCAGGTCTGCCGGCGACGTGCCGGCCCACACCTGGACCACGGCTCCAGCATCGTTCTTGATCTCGGCGTCTGCAAAGCCCGCCGAATCGAACACCGCGGCCACCTGTTCAGCCGGCTTTGCCTTGGCTTCACGGGCCTGATGCGCCCGCATCTGGTCGACAGTGACAGGAAGGTCACGCAGCCGATCGCGCAGTTTGGACATTTCTCACTCCTTGCTTGAGGGTAGGCCCAGCCACCGAGGCGGCCGGGCCTGTCGGCACCGGTGCCGGATCAGCCGCTGATGGTCTCGCGCAGGAACACCTGACGCAGCACACCCTCATACGACGCCGAGATGCCGATGTTCATCACCGTCTTCGGATTCGACGCATTCGGCTGGATTTCAGCATCGAAGCTCTTGCCGTTCAGGCTCCCCGCGGGGACCAGCCAGCCTGCGGCTTCAGCGTCAGCCAGCAGCCGGTTCGCCGAGTAGCCCATGCGTTTCATGGCCTCCTGCATCGGCAGGTGGATGAGCTGCTTCGCGGCGCCAGCCAACGTGTTTTCGATCTGACTGGCCATCTCGCCGACCGACACCAGCCGGCGATCGGACGTGCCCGAGGCCACGAGCGTGATCGAGTCGGCGAACTGGTAGCTGCCACCGCCCGAAGACTCGTAGACCACCGGGTTGACACCAGCACGCGCCAGGTCAGACAGCTCGCTGTCCTTGACGACGGCGATCTGCCGGGGCTTGATCCGCTGCAAGGGGTAGCGGTGGCCGGCGATCGGGTAGTTCTTGGGCGCGAAACCGTTGCTGTTGACGTTCGCGTTGCGGTTGGCGCGCGCACCGGCTTGCAGGCCCGACGTACCGATCACCTCGAAGTAGCTGTTGTACTGGTCGAATGCCTCCAGCGGTGCCCAGTAGGCGGAGTAGAGGTGCGCGGCATCATCTGCCATACCGAGGCCGGCCACGTAGTCGATGGCGCCCTGTGCCGACAGCCGGCCGTCCACGTCGATGACCAGCGGCAGGTTCAGCATCTTCGCTGCGCCGCCCAGCAGGCCGACCAGGGTGGGGCTGTAGAGACCACCGGTGATCAGCATGCCGAACGGAGTTTCGCTGTATGTCAGGCGATCGACCGCCGTGGCGTAGACCGACTGCGGGTAGCTGCCGATGGTTCCTTCCGAGAACAGCGACAGCGTGGACGAACGCGCCCAGTTGTCGGTGCCGGACGTGCCCCGGCCATAGGCGTTTTCGCACCACGACGGCACGGAGCCGCCAGAGGCGCACACCAGACGGTAGGTCGGGTCAACCCGCTGCAGCACGTCGGGCAGGTACTCGGACAAGCCGTTTGCATCCTTCGCTTGCGACGACAGCGAGCCGCTGACTTGCTGCACCACCGAGCCGTCCATGGGATCGATCACGCGCAGCGTCAGGTACGAACTCGCCACAGCGGGGCCACTGAGCGGCGTTTTGTCGGCGTGGATTTCGAGGACGACGCCGCTGTTCCAGCAGTTGTGGTCCTCCAGGTACATGAGGAATGAACCATCGGCAGGGACAGCCGGGCTCACCGAGTACCACATGTCGGAGCTGGCGATGACTGCCGGGGCAGTGGTGTAGCCGGTGCCACCGATCAGGCCAGTGACGCCAGTGATACCGCCGCTGGCATTGACCGCAATGCGCGCCTTCGCGCCGCTGCCGCCGCCGCCGACGATCTGCAGCCAAGCGCCCGACTTGTAGTTCGTGCCCGTGCTGGTGACGGTGATGGCCGTGACGGCTCCGCCAGCGATGGTGGCCGTCAGCGTGGCCGTACCGCTGGGGATGCCGACGACGGCGTAGGACTTGGCTGCCGTCGAGTTGACCAGGCGGGCCACGACAGCCGAACGGGCACCCGTGTCCAGGGCCTCGCGCAGCACGACGGACGGGGCGTTTTCGGCCGAGTTGCGGATGGACTGCACGGGGCCGAGCTTGCTGCCGATGTTGCTGCGATCCACGACGATGTTGCGATCGATCGCACCGCGGGCGAATCGGCCGACCAGGGCAATGACCTGATCGTTCGATGACGAGCTGGCGCGCTCAGTCCGATCGATCGGCATGGCGAGCTGCACGCCGGTCTGGGATCCGATCGAGCGGACGAAAGGCTGAAAAGTTGCCATGGGTTACCCCTTGATGTTCGGGAAAGATTCGAAGGAGACGCGGTCGCCGATGTAGATGGCGGCGGCGGACTCCAGCACTTCGCGGCGGAGTCGCAGGGCACTGTCTTCGTCGTGCAGCACGACCGACGCGCTGCTGGCCGGGCCGATGAACAGGCCCGATGTCAGCAGCGAAAGTGAAATGCCACTGTCGTTGATCACTTCGACGGTGACCGGCCAAGCGATGCCAGGCTCTTCAGCAGCGACCGGGGCAGGCGCTGCCACGACAGTGGGTTGCACGGGTGCAGCGACAGGCGCCGCGGGCGCGGGGGTTGCTGCTGGTTCAGCCTGGGCGGGCTGGACCGCTTTGGCCGTGGCCTTGGGAAGTGCGGCGGATGCGGAGGCCGAAGCCTCGGCATCGGCTGCAGCCTTGGGGATGGGTGCTGCAGCCATGGATCAGACCAGTCCGGTGATGTTGATGCGGGCGCAGCCCATCGCGCTCGGCGTGTGCGGGTTGCGCTCGGTGAAGTTCCGGGCGTACAGGCCGCGGTTGGTGTTGAAGTCCTTGTTCGTCGCGAGGTCGAGCAGCATCGTCGGCACGGCATCGCCCAGAACCACCGGCGCGCGGCCGGGATCCGAGCCGCGGCCGATCAGCAGCATCTCGTGCTCACCGGCTGCGGCGTCACCAGTCAGCAGGCCAGTGCCATCCGGGATCGAGTACACGTCCACCATGCTGTTCAGGCGGCCAACGCGCCAGATGCCGGCGCTCGGGCGCTGCCCAGACGGCTCGAACATCGTGCTCGGCAGGCCCTGCAGCTCGGCGGTCACGCGGCGATCGACGTAAGCGAACTCGGCGCCGTAGTCCATCGTGACCTCGGCAACCATCTGCGATGCAGCACTCAGGGTCGGGCCAAAGTCCTGCCAGATCTGGGCGCGGACCAGCGCAGATGAACGGCTTGCCATGTCGAATTCGTGCGTGAGCACTGTGTTCGCCGACACGGCGTAAGCCATGCTCAGCGCACGGTAGTAACGCTCCATCGCCTGCTGGGCGCGGGCCGCGCGCAACTGCTGACTGGCGATATCGATGTTCAGTTCGCGGATTGCCTGGGTTCGCGCGTCGATGTCGGTCGAGGTCAGCATGCGATCGACGCTTGCAAACAGCGAAAAGGTCTCGATGCCAACGCCAATTTCAGGGGCCAGAGCCGGGGCCTTGGTGAAGTTGATCGACACCTCGGCTATCACCTCGACGCCGTCGGGCAAGGACGGGGTGATCGCGTTGAGAGTCACCTCACCGGTATCCGGAGCCACCGACGCGCTGACCGTGTACTCGGTGCCACGCAGCTTGACCGTTCCATTCAGCGGAGAGGTGGAGCCGGTCGGGTTACGACCCTCCTGCGCGGCGACCAGCCCGTTGACCACGATGATCGTCTGGCCGCGATTGATCGGGACGCCGGTCATCGACTGGTTGCAGTGCAGGCCGAACATGTCACCGACCGTGCCGGGCGGGTTGTTGCGGGCGGTGCATTTCAGGGTGACGCCAGCGGCGCCAGCCGGGAACTTGAGCGACCGCTTGTTGCTCGCGTAGGCCCGGCCGATGCGCGAGCCGTTGATCATCTCGTCGGCCTGGTATCCGCCCAGCGCGCTCTTCGCGGTGTGGTTCAGGATCGCAAGCGTAGCCTCGTTCGAGCTGATGTCCGTGGGCAGATAGGCCGCGAAGGGGATCGCCGTTTCGAACAGGTTCAGCATCGAGACGACGGCGCGATTCGCCTGCAGCGACTGCGTGTCGCTCGCAGAGCTAGACGCCGCGCTGTCCAGAACCACATACGTACCATCGGCGCGGTGGTTGAAGCAGGCGCTGTTGGCCTGCTGGATCGCGGCGGCCATCAGGCTCGCGTCCGGGCGGCTGCCGTGCATGTCTTCGTAGGCGCGGACACCTTCGGCGATCGAATCCAGCACCACAGCACTCTTGTCGCCGACACGGTCCAGCAGTTGCCCCAGGGCCTCGGGCATGGCGCCATCGCTCTTGAGAATTTCACTCAGGCGCTGGCCGGGATTGCTTTCGCTGGGCGGGATCGAGCCGACCGAGTCGAGAACGTGCGCCATCTGGCGCTCGCCCTCGAAGACCTGTTGATTGAAGTTACTGGGCATTGCGCTCTCCGGATGACGATCGGTTCTGTGATCGTGGTTGGTGTGCGCTGATTCTTTTGCCTTCTTTGATGTTCTTTCTGGTTGTTTTCCGCCGATCGATCAAGCGGTGGCGGTCTCGGCTTCCGCCAGCTTCGCAGTGACCACCTCTACTTCCGCCAGCAGACCATCACGGCGTGCAGCCAGCTTGGCCAGCAGCGTGGTGCGTGCCGTGCGCACTGCGGGCGGGAGCGGTTCGATCGGCTGCGCGGCGAGCTTGCGCTGGAACTTGTCGCGCCCAGCCACGAGTTTCGCGGCGATCTCCTTGGCTGCGCCTGCGGCATCGGCCTGGCGGAACACGGGGATGAGCGCGCCGTTGATCCGCGTCTCGAACACGTCGCCGGTCGCTTTCACCAGCAGCTCGACACGCTGGCCGTCCGACATCACCAGGCACACGGTCTTGAAGTCGATCCCCGCGCGCTTCACCGATTTGGTGTCGAACGTGGCGCTTGCCACCGGGCTGCCGGACTGACCGAGCAGCTTGCTGACCTGCTTGATGGCTGGATCGCGGGGCGACGGGGAGTTGAAGTTGAAAGCGATGTTCATGGGCGGCTCCTGGCCTTTCTGGTGCCGCCGATCTTCAGCGTCCCGCCCGACTGGGGCCGTGAGGTTTTCCGCTTCTGGTGGTATCAGCCGCCAGCGAACACGTTCGGTGACCCCATTGCCGACACGCTGCCGCAGCTCACGCTGTCGCCGATCCGCATCAGCGGTTTGCCATTGACGAACACGCTGCTGCTGCCGCCCGCGGCGCTGCCGCTGTGGCACTTCTTCGGGCTGCAGTGCGGGACGTAGCCATCCCCTGTGCGAAGCGCACCGATGCCGTTGATGAACACGTCGCTGCTGCCGCCGTAGGAGGGGCGGCCAGGGAACGTGCCGTGGCCGGAACAGGAATCTCCGGATCGAGATGCTGCTGGCATCATGATTTCCTTCGCAGGTTGACCGCGGCGGCGAGGGCGTCGCGGTTGGGGGTGTAGTCCTTGCGCAAGCCGAACACGTAGGTCCGGCGCTCGGTGCCACGCTTGACGCCGCCGTTCGCCGCCCAGTCGGTGGCCTCGATGGTGATCGAGTAGTACGGCCGGTGCGAGGGGTCAGGGCGGTAGGTGATGACCTCCTGGTGCTCGGCCGTGATGGCGCCGAATTCCCGCACATCCACCACCGGGCCGCCCGGCTCCACCTCAACGCCAAGCTCCAGGATGCGCGGGTTCTGCCCGCCGAGAATCCGCGCATCGCTGGTGGTCAGCGTCAACCGGACCACCTTCGACTTGGTCGGCGGGGTCAGCTCCAGCTTGACGCCAGCAGGCAGGGCCGGGACCACGCTGATGATCGACACCAGCACCTCCCCAGGAAGTGGCTCGCCCGCCTCCCCTGCGATGGTGATGACCTCAGCCAGCGCGCCGCGTGCCGGCTGCTGAAACCACACATCAGCGTCCTTCGCCTCATCCCGGCCACCCGTGGTTTCGTCGATCCGCCAGAGCGCCGCCATGGTGGCCTCAGTTCAGGTTCACGCGCGCAGCATCGAGCGTGATGGCGCCGCCGGTGATCGACAGCGTCGAGCCACCGACCGTGAGCGTGATTCCGCCCGATGTGACGCGGATGCTGGCGCCGCCGACCGTGGCCGTGACGCTGCTGCCGGCCGTCACGGTCACATCGTTTTCAGCCTGCACGTCCACCTGCGCGCCGCTGCCGCTGACCTTCACCCAGCCGTTCGGCGTAGCGATCTGCGCAACCTCGTCGGCCAGGACTTCGATTTTCTTGTGGTGCCAGCGTCGCCAGTCGAGCCGGCTGTCCTCGTTGCGCGCGCGGTACCCGACGATGATCGGGAACCGCTGGTCGCCCTCTTCGAACTGCACCCACACCCGGTCACCCGGCAGGATCTCGATCTCGGTCTTCTCCGATGCGTCGCCCACGGCTTGCATGACCTGGGCCAGCAGCTTCTCGTTGGCGCCGTCGGTCATGCCGGGGATGTCGATCCGGCACTCTCTGCTGTCTGGCAGGTACTCGACCACCACGCCTGGAATCATGCCGGCGATGCTGCTCACGCTGCCACCTGCGCGAGCCAAATCGTGCTTGTCTGCGCGCCGCCGTTGCCGGAGGTGTTGGTCTCCATCGTGTGCGCAGCGGTCACGACAAAGTACCGATTGGCCCCCACGTCGATGCAGTCGCCCGCCCGGATGTGCGGAGCGAACCCGCTGGACACCTTGCGCCGAACGATCGGCACAGACCGCATGGCGTTCAAGATGTCGGTCGTGCCACGCGGTCGGTAGGTGATGCCGCGCCCCGCGTCACTGCGGCCGGTCACGAACAGCCCAGCCCGGTCGGTCGAGAAGGCAAAGGGCACGGTGTGGCGCTCCAGCAATCCGGACTGCACCTGCTCAGCGGAATCCTCGCGCAGCCGCACCACCGGCTTCTGCGCGGTCAGGTCGCCCAGCCGCCTGAAGTCGATGCCGCCGCGGTCATTGACCACCAGCGCGCCGCCGGCTTCCACCAGTGCCTTGGCAATCTCGAAGCTTGGGGTCAGGCCGCGCATGCACACGAACACGGGGATGGGGATGTCCGAGCCAATCACCGCGCGTGCGCCGCTGGCACGGTACGCCTCTCCGAATGTGCCCCCATAGCGGATGACCGCCCGTTGCAGCGGCTCGGCGATTGGAGCACAGGAGGCGAGTAGTCCAATGTAGGTGCGAGACCCTGTGTTGCGCCCAGCCTGGGCATAGCCGTCTTCGGTATACCCGCCACGCTTGACGATCAGAAACTCGTGCTGATCACGACCGGCCTTGAACAGCGCACCCTCGCGCATGCTGGCCGTGTCCGGCGTGTCGCGCACCTCAATCTCGATCGTGACCGGGATCGGCGTCAGGTCCGAGCGCAGCACAGCGCGCACAAGCACGTCAGCGCGCAGTGGCCGGGATGCTCCAGGAGGGTAGACGACCACGGGTGCTGCCTACTCGACCGTGATGATTTCGGCGTCGTAGCTCAACTCGGGCAGCGACGCGAGATAGGCGTTGATGTCACCCTCGACCTCTGCCACGCTGCGCCCGAACGACTCGATCCCGCCCGCACTGGCCGTGCTGATCCGCATCGCGTTTTCACGCTCCGCGAACAGCTCGAACAGCGGGCGGATCAAAGCCCACTCGCCCAGCGTCACATCGGTGTCCGGCGCAATCTCTACCGCATCGCCATCGAGTGCGGAGGTGATGTCGCCATAGGCGGCGTACTGGCGCGCCGCCCGCACTGCGCAGTCGAGAACCTCGCTGTCGAGCAGCATGAGGCCCGACGCTGCACGCAGCGCCAGGTACTCGGTGGACAGGGTGGACAGCAGCACGCCTGCCCGCCAATCAGATGCCGTCCGTCAGCGCGCCGGCAACGGTTTTGCCAAAGTAGTGGTACTTCAGTGCGCCGCTGATGGTGGCGACCTGGGTGTTGTCTTCCCACGCCCGCTCGAAGCCATCATCCGGCGTGAACACCGCAGCACGGAATTCGACATATTCCGTGTGGTTGTCTTTCGTCCCTTCGTACACCCGGCCGTTGAGACGGAACCAGCTCGGGGCACTGGCGAGCTTCGCGCAAAATTTCCGCACGTCGCCTGCGCGGTTCTCCATCAGCGTGATCTGGCCCTCGTGGAGGATCTTGGTCTGGCCCGGCTGGGCCATCAACATGCCGTTCGGCCCAGGAAAATCGACCGTGCCGATGTTCGTGGTCACCGGGTACGGAAAGCTCTTCGCGACGAGGCTCAGCTCTTCAAAACCGTCGAACTCGATCATCGAATCCGAGGCAACGATCATTTCGCCTCGCGAACGAATCGCATCGAACTTCCGCTCCAACCATTTTTCGCTGTTCACCGACATTTCGCGCCTCCTCAGGCCATGCATTGCAGATGAGGAATGATCAGGAGCGACAACGGGGCACAAGGCCCCGTTTTCCATGTGCAGCCGGCTGGTTGCCGGTGGCGGTGGTCAGTCGGCGTCGTTCTCCGCCTTTGATTCGAAGGCGTCCAGCTCATCGAGGCCGAACATGGTGTTGGCGTGTGCCATCAGGACCAGATCCTGCGCCAGACTCGGCGGGACGCCGCGGCACACGGCCGCCCCCAGCAGCGTCAGCACATCCGCGAAGTGCGCCACTGCGCGGTCGATTGCGATGCCTTCGGGTGTGCGGATACGCCGCTGACCAGCTTCGGTCTGTCGCCGGCCGGCCACCTGGTCCGGCACTTTTCTGTTTGTAGTGTCATTGAGCAGGGCCGTCGCGTAGAGCTTCGCGGACTCATTGTCGATCTGCATGACCTTCGACAGCAGGTGCTCCAGAGCTGGCCTGTCCAGGCCGAGGTCACGCACCAGGGTGAGCGTCTGCACCATCAGCACGCTGGCATTCATCGCGTCGGCAGTGGTCCGCTGACGCTCGCTATCCAGCGCGCTTAAATCTGTGGCTTTCAGCTCGGGCGCTACGGCGGCCGCAGCAGTCTCCGCGGCGAGTACAGGCGGGGTGATGGGCAGCATCAGCGCCGCACTCTTGGTCTGCATGTAGGCGACCAGCACCGACACCGACTTCATGTCGAGGTCGAGCGCGAGTTCCGGTGCTTCGTTCATCAGGGCTGACAGCATTTCAGCCGCATCTCCCAGCGTCGTGGCGATGGCGTGGCGTGACGTGACGGCAGTATTCTGTTCGGTCGTGGTCATGGTCGTGCTCCCAGTAGGATTGATGTATTGTGGAATTTGTCCGGCAGTATTGCCGGGTGCAGGCAGTGGCGCATTCTCTGCGGATTTGCCGGATTCGGCGGGAGGTACCACCTGTTTTGGGGTGTCGGGGCGGCTCATGCCACCACCTCAGTGCCGAGTGCTTCCGCGAGCTTGGCCAGTCCCTTGGCGGTGAGGCGCATGTTGTCCACCGCCTTCTCGCTGCCGTCGCTGCGCTCGACGGTGGTGGTCGAGTGCTCGACAAGGCCGGCCTGGATGCGCTCCTGGTAGCCGAGCCAGACGCTGGAGCCGGCGCGCTTGTAGATCCACTTGTTGGCACTGAGCCATGCGAACAGATCCTTCGGGCGCATCTTCAACTGCTTGGCGGCGTTGGTCACGCACATGCTGCCATCGGCGGAACCCAGGCGTTTCTGCGCGGCGACGGCCGGGGCCTGGGATTGCACTGTCGCTTCCATGGCGATGAGCTGCTCGGTATAGCCCAGCAGCGCGGCACGCAGGGAGTGCGGGTTCATGAAGTCGATGGCCTGGGCTGCCGGCTGCATGGCATAGCTGCCGGTCTTGCGCAAAGAGGGCAGCACGTCGCCAACAACCCACTCCTCAAACTCATGAGCGGACTCCAGCTTGGAACGCATCACCAGCCGGTACAGGTCACGCTCAGGGATGATGGAGGTCTGCGGATCGAGGGGGGTGAACGAATCGTTCACCCCCACCTGCCGCATCGACTTGCAGTGGTCACGGCACGCCTTCTGCGGATTCGTGTACCCGAGTGCAGTGGCAACGTCTTTGGCGACAAACCAAGGCTCGATGTCGATGACGATGGTTCGCACATCGAATGCAGTGCCGCTGGGGAGATGGAAGGTGAACAGGCGCACGTCGGCGCGGTGTGCCGGCTGTGCGGCGTGGGTGATGTTGTTGGCCATGATGGCGCTCCGGGTCGGTACTTGATGTACCGCCACCCATCATCTGTCGGAGATGGGTGGCGGGCCGTGTGGGTGACAGACCGGGACCACGGAACCGGCAGGGCTTACGCCCTCCCACACGGCCCACCATTGAAATCGGGGCCATGCTGCGCAGCACGTCGCAATGACGTGAAAAAGCCGCGACTGGCGCGGCGGCTGCGCCGTGATTTCCGGGCTGTCATCCCCGACCGCTGTTTTTTGCAGCGGCAGAAGGAATGTAGCCCGGAAGTGCAAGAGCCGTCAACAGGCTCAAGTGAAGATTGTCAAGCAGCATTGTGCCGCCGATGGCTTGATATTACGTTGTTTTATGTTGTTGTTTGCTCTTTTGTGTGCCGTCAGTGGCGCTATGCGCCTCGCTTAAGCCGTGCATAATCAGCTTTTTCCACTTTCGGGATGCCGCGTGATGAACGCTGATTTCAGGCCAATGGTGTTGTGTTGCGCGATTGCTGCGCTGTTGTGTGCATGCTCGCCCGGCGCTGGTGTTGATCGACCGCCAGCCGCTGCCGCCCTGGCTGCTTCGCAGGCTGAAGAGCAAGCGACCGCGCTGGCAGCGAAGGAGGCCGAAGAGGCGCGCAAGCGCGATGCGGCTCAGGAGGAGTCTCGCCAGCTTGTACTCGGCATGAATGGCGTGTGGAAATATATAACCTCTGGCGAGGTTTTGATAATTGCCTCGAATAAGTCAGGCATAAATATAAATGTGGCTGGCCGTATATTCACGACAACACTGGACAGTGTTGACAACGAAAATGGAATGGTCAATTTGGCCACTTCAGGCCCCACGCAGGGTGACATCATTACCCTGAAGAGGATTCCAGCCATTGACGGCAAGACCTACCACATCTCTGCCGCCATGCCGAACGGCGGCGTCTTCGAGTTGAGCTTCATCCGGAGGCTCACCAACGCCGACATCGCCAAGGCATCGAACACTGGTGCCGCGCCGACGTTGGCCGCGTCGCTGCCGAAAGAGGAGGTGATCAAGCCGGATCTCCAGCCGGCGAACACTGAGGTCAAGCACCAGGAAGAGCGGACTGATCCCGCGAAGCCTACGTTCTGATCTTGGCCAGCCGCCTCAAAATTGAGGTGGCGAAATATCGCCGCAGCGCGCCTACTGCAGCCGCGTCGAAGCCGCGGCAGGCTCGATGCCGTCGAGCGTCAGTTGCAGCACCCGCTCCAGCGCCTCGATACGCTCCACCAGCGTGCGGCGGCGCTTGCCCCACTTGCCCAGCACCTTGCCGCACAGGCTCGCCTCTCTCTTGCCGCCCTGAAGCGCCAGGGCCAGTTGCGCAAGCTGCTGGTGCTGGATGGCGGCTTCGTGCTGGGCCTGCAGCAGCAGCCCGTCGAAGGCGCGGATGACCTTGAGCATGAAGGTGGCATCGATCCACATGGCGTAGGCGATGACCAGCTCACGGCGCACAAAGGTTGAGCCTCCAGCGGAACCACCTCGGGCTTTCTCGACCGCTCCGGGATTTCCCGGTTCGGCATTCAGTGCATCCGTCAAGCCTTTGGCGCTGGACGTGCGCAGGAAGTCGCTCGGCTGGTGCTTCTTGGCGCCACCGCTGGCGCGGTGCAAGTCGTTGAGGCAGAACCGCCCGTATGCATCGGCCCGGACCTGGGTTCCGATGATGTCGAGCGGCGCCGGCTGGGCGCGGGTGATGGCTGGGTTCATGGCAGTGAGGCTCCTTCACTGCATTTTATGTTCTTGAAAGTTGTTTTTCGTTCTTTCACCGCGTCTGCGAACCCAGCCCCCCCGTGACGATGTGGGCGAGCTGCCTGTCCGGCAGATCCTGGCTGACGGGCGTGCGCTGCTGCACGAACGACCGGTCATCCGAATCGCTGTTCAGCGGGGGAGGGGGCGCTTCGACCTTGGGCTGCTCTGGGATGGGCGGCATGACCCAGACGGGCGAGATGACCGGTGCCTTGATCGTGCCCGCGGAGACTGCCGACATGCGCGGTAGAGCGGTCGGTGAGACCTGCATTGCCGCGGGGCCTGCCGAAGTTGTCGTCGCAGCATTGGCCGATGTGGCGGCTTCGGTGGATGCATCGGCTGGCGGCTGGCGGCTGGTTGGCGGCTGGTTGGCGGCTGTCTTCTGGCTGGTGGCGACGGGTCGCAGGCTGCTTGAGGCCGGCACCATGAGTTCGGACATTGGGGTGGCCGCCGTTGCTTTGACAGCCGGCCCACGCTTTACCTCCTCAATCGCAGCCCGGTACCCGCCGACATCATTCACGATGTCGGCGGCGTACTTCTTCGACCCCACTCCGTTGTGATCCTTGGTCCCATCGGCCCCCCTCGCAACCCTCCTTGCCCCACCAACCCCGCCAATGTGAGCCGCCTTCAGTAGTGCCGCGACATTCTCGGGGGACGTTGACTTGCCGATAGGGCTAATCCCCGTCGCTGGGTCTGCCACGGTGAGGCGCTGGTACAGCTTGTTGTTGACGGTTGCAAACGCCTTGTCTTGAATGTCCTTGCTGCCCAGGTACTTCTCCTGATTCATGCCATCGACCCAGTTGTTCGGGTCTTTCATGTAAGCCTTCGACCCGCCAGAAGTCATCCAGGCGCCGACATCTTTGGCTCCATCCCGCTTCATTGCGGCGTTCACGGCATTGGCGCCGCCGCGCATCAGGCCGGCATCGGCCAGCCACCCAGGTGTTGCTTGATAGGCACCGATGGCACCGCCTGTCAGTCGCTCGGTGATGCTGTAGTTGCCACCATTGGATTCGGTGGCAAGGGTCGATGCAATCAGTTGCTGCTGCGTTGTTTCGTCAAGCCCTTCGATCTTTCCGCCGCGGAAATCAAGAGCATTCTCAACAGCCCGCGCCTTGTTTTTTTCCTTGATGCCGAGCTTGTCTTTCGCCCAGGCTCTTGCAGGCTCTGGTGCCACATATCGAATCACCTTCTTCACTGACTCCGGCACAGCGTCTGCCGCCGCCGCCGCACCATTTGTCGCCAAGTCGTGGGCTGCAGCCTTTGACTTCTGTGCCACATCGGCCGCGATGTCCTTCACCGGCTGGGGGATGGCTGCGACAGCAGCGTCCTTCGCCGCCACGGCCTTGTCGGCCACATCGCCAGCGAACTCCTTCACCGGCTTGGCGATGTCGGCCAGCGCCTTCCGTCCGGTTTCGGCCATGCTGGCCAGCTTGGCCGCGGCGTCCTTGGCTGTGGTGCTGGCGAACTCGCCTACCGATGCGGCCTTGTCCTGCACGCCGGCTTTCTCCAGCCCCTTGCCGACAGCCTTCCCGAGCTGCTCGCCAACAACTTCCCCGCCCATGGCCCCTGCGATGCTGCCGGCGATTGCCCCGACCAGCGCACCAGGCGGCCCAAGCACGGCGCCAAGTGCTGCACCAGTGGCGGCACCAGCAGCCCCGCCAGCCAGACCACCCGCAACGCCGCCGACAGCCCCAGCCTTCTTGTCGCGGTTCTGTTCTGGCGTGGCGGCAGGGTCGTCTGGCGCAGCCGCTGCAGAGTAGAGGCCCGCGGCGCCGATCGCGGCGCCCAGCCATGGCACGCGCTTCAGAATGGACCCGAGCTTGCTGCCGCCCTTGGCTGCGGCACCAGGTGCAGGCCCACCGGAAGGAAGACCAGCAGGCGTAGCACCAGGACTACCCGAACGTCCGGATCCACCGGCACCCCCACGACCAGGAATTCCACCCGGACCCGGAGATGGCGGTAGCTGCCCGATCTTGCCCCGGCCCTTCCCGCCAAGACCCCCTAGGCCACCCAGCGCACCAAGCCCAGGGATCAGTGAGGCCAGCGTGGAGAGGATGCCGCCCTTCTTCTCGGCCCCTCCACCCGAGATTGGCTTGCGCTCGATCTCTTTCAGCACGCGGATGATTTCGCGGTCGTTCTTCTCTGCTGTGCGCGACGTGGCGCGTACATCACGGCGAGTCGGCCCGGCTTCATCTGCGCCTGAGCGGACTGAACGGCGCCCAGTGAACAGCGCCTTCAGAGGCGAAACACCCGAGCTTGCCGGAGGTGAACCGGCGGTGACACCCATTCCGGACAAGGTTAGGCTGCGGCGATGCCCCGTGTTGGATGTGGTGGTCTGTGCGGACTGCTGGGTGGCGCGGCCCGGCGCGGTCGGCGTGGTCGGCGCGGCGGTGCTGCTGGCGGCCGTGGTCGGCGTGGCCGGCGCGGTCGGCGTGGCGGTGCTTCTGGCGGCCGTGGTCGGCGCGGTCGGCGCGGTCGGCGCGGTCGGCGTGGCGGTGCTGCTG